TTGCGAAAGGTTGACCAGCAAGAGGTAGACATCCTTTACGGGTGATTACCTTGTAGGTGTTCATCGGAACGCTAGACAGCTGCCCAGTCACTGGGTTAGTTTTTGGCAAGACCTTAAAGGTCTTAGGACGCCAAACGCTAACGGTGAAAGGGGCAGCAACCGAGTGTACGGTGACACCCGTCTGTGTTCCGCCAAGAGCTGTTACAGCATACTGCTTTCCATTTACATCAGGTGCCTGATCGGCAACATTGGTGTAAGTGGGGGCAGTAAAGCCAGTTTCAGCAGCCCCCGTAACGGGGGAAGTGACTGCTACGGTCATATCGACCTACCTATCGGTAGAATGGTTTAAGGGACCTCGACTGAGAACTTAGTGCAGCAATATTAGCGGCACGGTTCCAGCTGTTCTTTCCAAACGGATTCTCAAACTCAAACCTAGGAAGGTCTAAGGCTGAGATTCGCGACCTGGAAATAGAGGTGATAACTGACTTCCAATGACCACAACCGCTTTCACCATCCTGTTTTATGTCATAATACCCGTTGGCTGCACAAGCTGGGACGTCTAGTTCCTCAATATGGGATTGAGAAACAAACCTCCGTTCTGTGCGAGTTATCGAGTATATGTCGTTTACAGGTGTGGCGAATGCTTCCAACACGTCTCCTATATTGGTAAAATAGTCGACGAGGAATGACCACGGAACTAATTCCCAAGCTGTCGGTATAAACTCCGCAAAGCGGAATCCTGACAACTGGGCCAGTCTCGCGGCACTCGAACTTGGAATAGCGGTCTTGATGTCGTTCCTTATCTTATACCTAACCGTAGCGGTTCCAATAGCTCTTTGACTCACCTTAAGGCGAATGTTAGAGAAAATCGGATCCCACTGGGATTGGTCAGAAAGAAGCAACACCGCTCTACTTTCTCCGAAGCCCGAAACATTTGCTCGATGATGATAATAACCATCATTCTGCACATGCCAGGCCCCGATAGACTCAGCAGCTCCCTTAATATCAGAGAGGAGAGGAATCCATCCAAAGGAGTATTCGAGCCACGTCTCACCGAGGATACGCTTACGCGCCGGATGGCGTTTAGGCAACCCTTTAGAGCGCTTCTTAAGGGCATCAAAATATGTTGAGATGCCTTTCTGAAGACCCGCGGCGGGACGCTTAATCATTGAAATCGACTGTCTAAG